TCGAAATCATCGTGATCGACGACACTCGCGCGAAGCTGCAGGCGAGCAACGGCGTCGAGGTGCGCAGCGTCGGTCCTGGCGCGTTTGCTCGCATTCCCGAACTGTCGGCGAAAGGCATCGTGCGCGAGGACTACAAGGATGCTGTGCTGACGTTCAACGGCCGCAGTTGGACGGTGCGGTCCTATGAGTTGCGCGGGAGCCCGAACGGCGAGGATCTCGGCGAGGTTCGATTCCTGCTGATGGCTGTCGAATGATTGACGTTCGCGAGAACATCCTGGCGCGGCTGGTCGCCATCGTCGACGGCGTGGCGGACTTCAAAGAGGTCTATCGCAATTATGTCGATCTGACCGAGGACGATCTGCCGGCCGCGGCCGTGCTCGACGGTGACGAGGAAACCGATGACAGCGCCGACGCATCAATGCGTCCACCAAACCGGCCGACGCTGGCAACGATGACGCCTGAAATCGTGGTCTTCAAGATCGCTCCCCAGGTCGGCCCTGACATCAGCGTGCTGCGGCGCCAGCTCGTCAAGGCCGTGCTCTACGATACCGAACTCAATCAGCAGATCGTGAAGACCGGGCGCTACGGCAACGGCGCGATCCGCTATCTCGGATGTCAGACCGACCTAGGCTGGCAGCGTTCGATGTTTGGCGCGCTCAAGATCAACCTTTCAATCAAGTACGCGCTAAAACCCGACGACCTCTAAATGGGAGAACACGACCATGCCCACCTCGCCTAGCGTCCAGAACTATCACATCGGGAAGGGAATCGTTTCCTTCAAGCCAGCCGGCGAAACAGGTTACATCGACCTCGGCAACGCACCGTCGTTCATCTATACGCCATCGGTTGACAAGCTCGAGCACTTCTCATCGCGCGAGGGCGTGAAGACGAAGGATTTCACGGCAATCACTCAGATCGCCGCGACGATCAAGGTGACGCTTGACGAGATCACCGCCGCAAATCTCGCACCGTTCGCACTCGGAACTGTTGGCACCGATACCGACGGCAACACGATAATCAGTGCCATGACCAAGACCGAGTTCACCGGCGAGATCAGAGTGGTCGGCACCAATGACATCGGCCAGCATGTCGGGTTTGATGCGACCGTTTCATTCGTTCCGTCCGGCGATTTCAGTTTCATCACTGATGAGGACAAGTTCACGGTGATCGAGCTCGAGGCCGAGGTGATGAGAGGCGATGACGGCTCCTTCGGCCGCTGGACTATCGAAGAACCAACTGCATGAGGACTGGTATGGCAGACCTTCTCGACATCATGCCAGCGACCGCAGTCGAGGTCGTCAAGATCAATGGCAATCGTGTCATCGTGCGCGGCCTGAGCGGTCCTGCCATTGCGGCCATCGTGGCGCGCTTTCCAGAACTGGCAGCGGTGATCGGCGGCGGCTTGGGAGGCACGCGACTGATTGCGCAGTTCGGTCACGCGATAGGTCCGATCATTGCGGCTGGCCTGGATAAACTTGGTCAAGAGGAATACGAGCAGGCGGCCAGCAAATTGCCGGTCGACGACCAGCTCGAACTGATCAACGCAATCATAGGATTGACCTTCCGAAAGGGGCCGCTCTCCTTCGTCGAGAAACTGACGGCGCTCCTGACCGGGGTGGACGAAGGAGCAAAGCCGTTAAAGCTCCGCTTGCGGAAATCGCGATCGCCATCACAAAGCTCGTCCGACTCGGCTTCCCGCCTGATTATGTGATGACGCTGACGCCGCGGCAGATGGGCGCTTATCTGGAATTCAGCGCGCAGATAGATCGCGAGGATCGAGCCGATGGACTGGTGCTCGCTGCGATCGCCGCCCAAGGCGATAAGAACACGATCGAGAAAACACTCAAGGACCTGAATGGCTCCTAAGTTCAAAGTGAAGGCCGACCCATTCGGCCTGATTGAGATGATCCGCGACAAGCAACGGTCGGTGGCCACGGCTGCGGTTGCAGCCTTGCGTGAAGTCGCTTCCGATGCCGTCGACGAAGGGCGCGACAACATCGCCGGTTCCGGCGCGTTCGGGCCGAAGTGGCAGGAAGGTTTGCGCCGCCGCATCGTCGACGCAAAGGCAGGGGGCGAACCATCGCTGCAGGCAAGGGCCGTCATCTTTCATAAGTCTGGCCTTGCCGGTGTGTTCGAGCATGGCGCCACGATTCAAGGCAAGCCGTTGTTGTGGATACCGACCGAACCAGGCGGGCCGCGGGCCAGTCGGTCAGGGAAGAAACTGGTCTCGGCGACCGTACGTGGACAGCCGGTATTGTTCGACGCCAATGACCGCGACCGCCACCGCCAGCCGCTCTATGTCGGCGTGCCATCGGTACGCATCCCGAAGAAATGGCGCATCACCGAGATCGTCGAGAAAAATGCCGCGCGGCTTGGCGAGCTGTTCCTTAAGCACTTCCGAGGCTAGTGATGGCAGACAGAATAGATATAGAAATTGCGCTTGAGGGCGGCGATGCGGTCGAGCAACAGCTGGCCCAGATCGGCCAAGCTGGCCAGCAGGCGCTCGGTGACATTCAGAGCGCAGCCGACAGCGTCGATCTTGGTTCCCTGGCGGATCAATTCGGTGCCGTTCAGAAGGCCGTGCAAAGCGCAGGAGCGCTTGAGTCGGTTGTTCAGGGGATCGGCAGAGTCGAGGGGGCATTTGACGCCGTTGGCAAGGCCGCCGAAAAAATGGCCACCCGAATGACAAGGTCACTCGGGGTCTTCGGTGTCTTGGCTCGTGGTTTGGGGCCGCTTGGTATTGCTCTCGGGGTTGCGGCGGGCGCTTTTCTAAAATTCGGGGATTCCGCCGCTGATGCAATTAACAAGCTCACTACCGAGGGGGCGAAGCTGGGTTTGACTGCCCAGCAGCTTGACGTGTTTCAAAAGGCTTTTGGGAAACTTGGTGTTGATCCCAGCGCAGTTGTCGGCGGCTTGCAAAAGTTGGGCGAGGCGTTTGGTGGCAATCTTTTCCAGGGGATGCAGCGCTTCATCGAGCAGCTTGAAAGGATGCCAGACAGTGTTCAGCGAACACAGTTGGCAATCAATACACTGGGAGAGGCCCTTGGCGGTCAAGTAATCGCTGGCCTGCAAACAGGTGCGATCACCGCGCAAAAATGGCAAGACGCAATCAAAGAGACTGGTGCGGTAACGCAGCAGCAGGTCGTTGACGCGGCTAAATATCAGCAAGCGATCAACAGCATGACGGAGGCTTGGCGGCGGTTTATGGCGGTAATAGGTGCACCCATCGTTGCACCGTTTCTTGAAAATCTGACCAAGGATATTCAGCGCATCACGGAGGAATTACATGTGCTGGTATTGGCGTGGGAATTGTTTACCGCGCCCGCAGACAAACAGGCCGCCAAGGCAAAGGAGCTTGTAGCGGCATGGAATGCACTCGGAAAGTCAGGAGCGCAGGCGGGACAACAGACCGCCAATGGAATGAGCGTTGCAAACCAGGCAACTCAAAATTTCATTAGTACCACGAACATTGCGACCGGGGCGACTCAGCAACTTGGACAAGCGGGGGCGCAGGTTGGGCAGCAGTATCTGACCGGCCTGTTCAATGCCGTAGAGACCGAGCGGCTCCTTGGACAACAAGGGCTGATAAGCGGACAAAACATTACCGAGGGAATGAACCAGGCCGCGCAGTCGACCAAAAATCTCGAAGCAGCGGCTCAAGAAACGCTGGCGGCTCTACGCAGGATGGGACAGGAGGCCGCCATGTGGAGTCAAGCGGCGTTCGGCGGGGGTATAGAGGCGCAGATGTGGGGGCAACCAAACCGCACCGGTTTTGCCAGCGGCGGCCTGATCGGCGGACAAGGCACCGGCACATCCGATAGCAATCTGGCCTGGGTCTCGCGCGGCGAACACATCATGCCGGCGCGAGCGGTTGGCCAGCCGGGCGTGCTCGCCTTTCTGGAGGCATTGCGGCGATCGGGCGGCAATCTGACCCGCGTGCTCGACGGCATGGGGCGATTTGCCCTCGGCGGGCTGGTGTCGAGATCGATCCCGGCGTTTGCCAGCGGCGGTCTCAATGCTGGCGGATCGTCGCGGACAATGCATCTGACCATTGGGGCCGAGACCTTCCGCAACTTGTCAGTGCCCGAGAGCACCGCACTGTCGCTTGAGCGGTTTGCCGTACATTCGCAGATTGCAAGCACAGGCAGGAAACCGAGCTGGAGGCGATGACCAGTGCCTCTCGATTATTATCCTGGTCCGCCACCCAACGGACAGACCGCACTGGTGATCAGTGTCATGGGTGTCCCGTTGTATTCTGCGCGCGGCTTATCGCAGACGCTCGAGCCGATCCAAGCGGCTGCGAGCATGCGGCGCTCGATCAATGGTGTCCTCACCGATGTCGCGCATGAGCAGTTCCGCAAGTACAAATCCAAGATTTCCTGCACCGATACGCGCCAGCCGGCGTTCGACGGGGTGTGGCCAGGTCTGACGGTGGTGGTCGATTGTATTGCCTATCTGAGCTTTCCGAGTATTGGATCACCGCAGCGCACCGTGATCCCCGGCTCGGAATTCACCGAGGGCGACTTCACGTTCTATCGTCCGCGCCTGACCATGATGGTTACCGCAAACACGGCGCAGACGGATGAATGGGCGGCGACAGTTCCCTGGGAAATAGACTTGGAAGAGGTCTAACCGGTGCCGTTCTACTTCGCGTGGTGCGATGCAGGCGAGACGTTCTCATCTGCGCACATGCGTGAAGATGAGATCGTGTTTTCATTCGATCTCGCTCATCAGGAAGGACAGATTGCTACGCTGAGTGTGGACGTAAAAAATCCGCACATCGGACTGCTGGCACCTGGGCGCAAGCAATGGGTCTGGTTTTCCTACGCAGGCGCAGGCGTAGTTGGTGTGGTGCCGCTGTTCTATGGTCGACTGGTGGCGCTGCCATCGAACCTGCTCGGCGAGACCATCACGCTGCAATTCCTGGCGCGGCCGACCGACTATCTCGCACAGAAGCAGGCCATCGCCGATTCGCTGATGGTCGAACCGTACTATGATCAGATCTGGATTGATCAGACAAAGTGGGGCGATCCCGACACCGTACTCGAAACCTACGCCATGCAATGGCACGTTGATCGACTGAGCCACGTGGTTTCGGTTTCGGACATTTTGATAGGAGAGGACGGCACCGAGGAGTTCCTACCGGGAGAGGCGTTTTACGACAGCGTGCAAATCGCATTTGCGCAGTCACCGCAGACCCAGGTCGTATTTGACGGCACCGTGCAATGGACGCAAGCCAGTACCGGCTACATCACCATGCCGGCGGTCAGTCTCATCGCCTGGAATGGCGATCAGATCATCAATGATTGGCCGAAGCCCGAGCAGCGCCTGGATGGCGGCTGG